AATCGTGAGAAACTAAATGCGACCAAACGCAAGTATTACAAAGAGAATCGTGAGAAGATAAATGCGCGACAACTCAAGTATTACAAAAAGAATACTGAGAGGTACAAAGCGTATCACCACAAGTATCGCGAAGAAAATCGTGAGAAAGAACAAGCGAGAAGCCGCAAGTACCGCGAAGAGAATCGTGAGAAAGAATTGGCGAGACACCGCAAGTATTACGAAAAGAATCGTGAGAAGATAAGTGCGAAAGCACACGCACGATATCTCGCAAACAAGGAGGAATGAAAATGGTAGAATACGACCCAAGAGAAGGAAAAATGAAAGTAAGAGATATGAGAGAAGAAGAGAATTGGCAACTTAAACGAGCCTTAGACATTCTTTTCCAAATGTTGAACACCGGAAGAAATCTAACGGATATACAAAGGGTCGCTAACAGACTCAAAAAGGATGTTGGTTGGCCCTATGTAAAGGAGGAAGAAGAATGAGTGAAACAGAAAGCGAAGGGGCTTTGAGGAAGAATATAGATGCAGTAAGAACGATAGTCAGAACCGTCAAATCGACGCTTGGGCCTATGGGCCGAGATAAGATGATGGTTGACGCAGGTGGAAACTCCATCACTACTAATGATGGGGCCACTATTCTACGAGAACTCGATGTGAGTCACCCCGGTGGGAAGATGATAATCGAGTGCGCTCAGACACAGGAGAGTCTGTGTTATGATGGGACTACATCAACAGTCGTGCTCGCGGGTGAACTCCTGTCTAACAGCGAGGCACTGCTCAACAAGGGGCTACACCCCAATGTGGTTTGTAAGGGTTACAACGATGCTGCACGAATGGCAGTGCGGTATCTTGAGGAATTCTTCGATGTTACCTCCAAACAACCATTGGAAGACATAGCAAGAACCGCTATTACAGGAAAGACTGTGGATGCGGCTCTGGACGAGGTATCGAATCTCTGTGTGCAAGCCGTGAAGAAGGCAGGTAGTGCTGAGAAGGTCCGTACATTGAGTTTGCAGGGTGGAAGCCTGCGTGACTCTTATCTGTTCAATGGAGCCATTGTAAACAAGGACATAGTGTATGAGAAGGAGATAGATGGGGAGTATAACATAATCCTACTCAATACCGGATTAGAGCCACAGAAAACCGAAGAGAATGTGCAAGTGCAATTGGATATGCAAGGGTACACCCAATTCAAGTCCTCATCGAAAGATGACCTATTGGAACAAGCGAAATTGATTTGCACATGGCTTCCAACAGGTGGTTTGGTTTTCATTAGAGATGGGGTGCATGATTCAGTATGTGCATACTTGGAAAAGAATGAGATAAGTGTGGTGAGAAGACTCCCAGAGAGCACAATGCGTGCTCTTTCAGGCACTCTTGGTCTTCTAACGGCCCAGACCCCTTCTGATATAGAATGTTCAGCCTCTGGCACCGTAGTGAGACAGAGACATAACGATGTGAATTACCTCTTTGTTGAGGGAGAAGTTGACTCAACACAATCGACACTTGTGCTGCGTGGTGCAACCACTACCACACTTGACGAGATAGAGCGAGGATTCGATGATGCTCTTGGTGTAGTGTCTTTGGTGATGAATGGAGATAAAGTCGTAGCAGGTGGAGGTAGTGCATACGCATGTATGGCCTCATATCTCCGCTCTGAAGCAGCATCAGTGTCCGGTAGGCCACAAATGGCGATAGAGGCATTCGCTGATGCGTTAGAGTGCATCCCCGCTACGATAGCGGAGAACGGTGGACAAGACCCTCTTGACTGTATTCTCGCTTTAAGGCACAAAATACAGGCTGCAGAGTATTACTTTGGCCCTGATTTAGAGAACGGGGGAGTTTGTGATATGTCGCTAAAAGGAGTCTTTGAGCCTAAGTCGCTAGTCAGACAAGTGGTGCTTGGAGCAAACGAAGTCACAACCGCCATCCTCAAGATTGACGACATGATAGCCATGAGAGGTGAGTGAATGGGACGCTTGATGGATAAACTGATGGTCGAATGCCGCAGTTGCGGCCATAGCCATGTCCCACATCGCCTAACTGCTCGCTATCATGGAATGAACCTCATCAAGAAACGAATCCAATTATGGCAGTGCAAGGAATGCGGGCATTTCTGGGAAGACTCCCTTTTCAAGAAGAAAGGTTAGAATAGAAACGCAGTTATTCGCCAAACTGCGTGTTCAAATGGGTCTATTCAATCTCAGCGGTTATCCGTGGTTTAAGAGCATGGGGCCGACTGCGTTTGTGATATGCTGTGAAGAAGAGTAATCAGCAGTGTGCGTAGTTGCAATCTATTCCATAGTGTGTCTCATAATCTATTCTCAGTGCCATTGTATCACATCCACTCCAGTGGAGTTGGAAATGCATCTGCGGCATCATTGGCCGTATCATAATCTGGTAAATCTCTCAACGCTTGTCTGTATATTGTCAGGTCTGTCTGTTGTTCCTCGGTTAATTGAGAGTATCTATCAGGGAGCATCCACAAGTCACTCTCTTTCAACCAAGCATCTCTATATGTTCTCAACTCATCCCACTCAATATCCTGCATTTCAACCGTCACATCACCACTAGGGTCTATGTAACGCCTAACTCTTTGGCTCTCTATTCTTGCTAATTTCATGCTATCTCCAACCACATCTTAGGACACCATTGCCTGTATGTTGATGTAAATGACCCATGACTTAGTGTGCTTCCAAATGCAGAAGTCGAAAGATAGAATAAAACATTACAAAACGGTATGTTCTGGTCACCACCTGCGATAGTTTCCATTGCTACCTCATAGGTATAGAAATTAGGAACAGCGGAGGCATCGGGGTGCTGTCTCCATGAAACCCAGTATCTGGTATTGGCAGTTAGAACTATTGATTGACCCGTTAGCGTTACAATACCACTGGAACTGAAATCAAACTCAAACTCTCCCGCCACTTTAGTTGTGGGTTTGTTATTGCTATCCTCGGACCAAACGGTAAGACCTGCGGCGGCACCTACTACACCTGTGTTACACTGGCAACTAATCTTGGTGAATGTTCCTCCCGGCCCTGAATGGAATGGTTGGAATACTGCATATTTATTCTGTGCGGTATTCACGGCTACTTGTCCCATATGTCCATATTGCATCATATGGAGTTTGTCGTCATTACTTGATAGGAGTGTTTTGAATGCAGGTAAGCGTGTGGCATCAGCACCACTAGCGGCTACTGTCTGTTCTGACCCATCACTAAATTTGATTCCACTAGAAGGAAGAACAGGTTGAACAGCGAATGTGACTTTATCATCTTCAAAGGTAGCGGCAGTAACATCATTAGCCCCTGCTGTTGATGTATTGGCTTGAATGATTACTCTACCATTAGCGGCTCTATTGTGTATGTAGAGGTCATCACTATTGATGGACATGAAATTTCTGAAACTTCCACCAGCATCACGATACTGCATGATTTGTTCTGAGGAACCACCTGCGGTATTGAGAGAAAATTGAATATGTCCTCCTTCTCTTATGGCAAGATACTCTGACTCATCATCATCATAGAAGATGAATCCACCTGCTCCATTCTCTTTGAACTTCACATCTCCATCGGTTGTGCTTGTGGTGATGTATCTTGCTTGAACATCTAAGTCGCCTCCTAATTGTGGTGAAGTATCTGCGACTAAACTTGCTATTCCACCTACTGCTGAACCAGCGACGGTTAGAGAACCTGCGATATTTACTACACCAGCAGCAGATATAGTCATCCGTTCTGTTCCAGCAGTTGAGAATCCTAAGATGTCCGTTCCGCCCAAATACATTCCATTGTTAGAATCGCTACTAAACCTGAACGCAGGGGAACCTACTGAACCTGATACCGAAGAAGTGAATCTTTCTGATAATGTCTCACCACCAATTTCCACATCGTAAGTTAAACTACTTGCTGGATTCTTCAATATCCCAACCTTTCCATTGTTCTTAGCAACGAAAGCAGAAGTATCGCTTGCTTGGTCATGCACTTCAAAGGCATTACCTGTTCCTAATTGAACTACCTTGAATAATGCAGTATCGCTAGTGTCAGAAATTAAGACTTGCTCTGAACCAGAAGTTAAGGTTGTAGCAATTAACCCACTAAGGACAGGGCTTGTGAGTGTCTTGTTCGTGAGAGTGTTAGTGGATGAGATGGTAGGAACTACTACCCCTTCGACTGCGAGTACGCCCCCGCTTGAGCGTGAGAGGGTTGTGTCAGTAGCATGACCGAGTTCGATATCCTCGGTTACTACCAATCCTTTCTTTACTACAAAATCCTTATTCGTTCCCAAGTTATCACCATAATTTCACTGTCCATCAGGTTATGAGTTGTGTTGTGCAGAGACTATATGTATGCGCCCCATTTGCCGTAGGAGTAAATCTCACTTCAATGTTAGCACCACTAACCGTAGCATCCCAAGTTCCGATTACTGCGGAGCCTGTACTAACTTCCGCGTAGTGAGTTAGGAAAGCATTTGTGCCATTATATGTGATGAGTATCTCACCCGCATCTGTATCCACACTGTCGTCCTTCTTGATATGATACAAGACTTTAGCCGCCCTGTATGTTGCCTTGGCGATATTCATGAGAGATGTTGCACCAGTAATTGTCGCCCCGCTACCTCTTGCTGTATCGAGAATAGCAACTGCATCAACGCTGAGAGTGGCACCTTTTACTGCGCCATCAGAAGTTAGATTCCTAATTGTGGCTACATCTCTGTTGGCATCCACAGTCAGAGTCTTACTGGCAACTACTGTACCTACTGCTGACCCCGTATCGTTGTAATTGAGTTCTGCCGCAGTGGAAGTAATGTTCGTGCCACCGATATCGAGGGTCGTTGCACTCAACTCGCCTGCTACTGTGACTACACCACTTGCGAGTGTAAGCAAGTCAGTATCGCTTGTGTGACCTATTGTAGTACCATTCACGATAACATTGTCTACTGTCAATGTTGTCAGTGTGCCTACGCTGGTGAGACTTGAAGCGACAACGGCGGAACCAAGTGTGGTAGCATTGAGAACCGATGTGCCAGCAATCTTGAATGCCTTACCAGAAAGCAGATTCATGTGTTCGCTGGAAGTCCACGCATCAGTCGAATCCACCCAATTGAATGTCTTGTTACTGTCTGTGGACTCAAGAGTAACTCCACCACCATCTACAGCGGCATCGTTACCGACACCATTTCCAAGATTGATGTTAACATCTGCCACATCAATCGTAGTGCTGTTCACCGTGGTCGTTGTCCCGCGCACGATGAGATGTCCTTTCACATCAACAGTGGAAGTTGCGGCTGCTGCACCACCTGTGATTACAAGCACTTCAGCGAGAGCACCACTACCAGATGTCGCTACACTGAGACCTATCTCACCAGTCTCTGAACCAGCAGTCGCTGCTGTCGTCTTCGTCTGTATCTGTCCAAAGGCTTGGTTGTTCTGTGAAGCGTCATCGGAGTAGAAAGTAATCTTGCCTGCTACATCATTAGCGGCACCTGCTGCTCCCTTGTCCTTTACGAAACGCAGTTCAGACCCAGTCTGGTCGTTAGTGGTATTCTTGATTTGAACTATTGGCTCAGTAGTCGTAGCATCGGAAATCACCAATGACGGTGTTACGATGTTATGCGCAGTCGTGGATGTTATCGTGGAAGTCGCTGTGTCAATGGTGACTGCCGTTGAAGCGTTGAAATCCAATGTAGGTGAAACGGTCTCAATCTCAGTACCTGCATTGAATGTTACCTTTCCTGCGTTGTCAGCGGAGATGTTCTCTCCACCGGCCATATCATGGAATGAGAGTTTAGCACCGTTGCCTACAAGACCAAGTTCATGGGCAGATGCATCCCAGAAGAGATACTTACCTGAGCCACCACCAAAGGCTGTAAAATCAGATTCAGAGGAAGTGTTGGTTCCTGCCTGACCCACCTTCAAGCCAGAGGTGCTGTATGTGAAATGAGCGTTTCCTTCCAATGTAGTGGCATCAGTCCATATTCCGACTTGATTATCTGCGGGTGTACCACTCGCACTAACAGAACCCGATGCACCGGACTCAGCAGACCAAGACATCTGCCCGCTTCCATCAGTCTTGAGAACATGGCCGCTGTCACCATCTGCCACTGGTAATGTGTAATCGACAGTTTCAGTCATTGCATTGTGAGATGCCTTGAGTGAAAGAGTGTAGTCTGTTCCACCACTCGCTTCGCCAGAGAATATCAACTTCCC